CGCAGGTGAATAGACATCGGATAGAAGTAAGTCTTGGCAAACGCCGGATTGCTGCCAAACAGCGGCGACTTCAAGAACGCCATGTGCGTCATGATGTGCGCGATGTGATCCTGCTGCGGCAGAACGTAGACCGGGCGACCCATGGCGGCTGCGACATTCTCGCTCACCGGGTCCATGTTCTCCTTGGCAGGCTCCGGCTGAAGAACCTCATCCGCCGGAATCTTCAGCGTGCGGAGGAACAGTTCCTCGACCTTGCGCGGGTCATATAGCTGCGGCGCGACAGCCGCACGCTGCATGATGGCCTGCACCTGCGCGAACCGCTGCGTCTCAGAGAAGATCGCGGGGTCGCTGACGGGCACCACATCGAGAGGCCCGTCGAAGTCCGACGGATCAATCTCCAGCCCGTCAATCTGAGCCTCAACATCCTCTTCGGTCAGATAGGCCGAATTGATGCGGTGAAGGATCTTGAAGCAGCGGGCCATCGCGTTGTGCAGGCGCGAGTGGATGCTGCTGAACACGACCATGCCCTGCTCAATCAGGGCCATCGTCGTGCCGACAGGCTGGTTCGGATTCTGGTCGCTCAGCTTCTCGAAGCTGGTCTGAACGACGCCCTTACCGGCATCCACCAGGAAGCCCAGAAGCTGAAACAGCGTCGGGCTCGGCGGGTTGAACGGCATGGGCATGGCAAGCTTACGCACGTCATCGATCAGCGCGCCGCCCTCCATCTCGACCACTTCGGTCGGCTGGAGGTTGATCGTCTGACCACCCGGGCCACCCTTGAGCTTGAGCAGCGTCGGCATGTTCTGGATGTGCGCGCTGTCGAGCAGAGCACGCAGGGCACCCGTAGCCGCGCCAGACAAGCCGCCGATCATGTGCGTTAGGCCGATGGGGTACGCCCCACGCCACGGCACGAACGGGAACTCGACAATCCAATCAAGCTCCTGACGACGATCATCGTCAGGTTCCCAGTTGCGATAGAGCGCGAGAGCCTTATTCGTGGACTTATCAACGCTCAGAATGTACGGGCAGAGTTCTTCGCCCTCGATATCCAGATAAGTGTAAATTTCAAAGATGGTCCGCAGACCATCCTCGTTGTAGCTGGTAGCCTTGCGTCCCTCGATCTTATCGTTGGCAATCGTCGCCTTGCTGAATTCCGGGTCATCCGGATACCCAAGGTCAACGTCGATATACATGCCCGCCCTGACGCGCTTCAGGTACTCCATCTTCGTGATGTACTGAACGTGCGTCTTGCGCTCAGCGGTGTAGAAGTTGGTCGCAGCGAACGGCAGATAAACGTCGTCAATCGGCACGAATTCAGCCTGCGGACGCCGACTCTGCGGGTTCCACATGAAATTCATGTACTGACCGCCGCCGAGCGGCAACTGCGTGCTCAACTGCTCAAGCTCGGAGCGGAACTCCGGCATCTGCTGCGTCGTCTGCCAGTTCATGAAGGCAGCCTTGCGCTCTGCCTTCTCAACCTTATCCTTGTCGGGGTCGCCGTAAATTTTACTCTTCACCGGCCCGTTGGGCGGGAAGACTTCCTTCATAAAGCGCGCAGAGAAGTCCACGCACGCTTCAACGAGCATGGGGTGGACGACCTTGTTCGCGCCGTTGAACTGAGCACCGCCGGGGGCGTCATCGCCCAAGCCCGTGCGGCGCAGACCCTCCTCGTACAGCTTGTCCCGCTTTTCGCGGGCTTCCTTGTCCCGCTCGATCTTATCTAGCAGGTCGCTGACAACTTCTTTTAAGGCAGCCTGATTAACTTCCTCAACGATATTTGCAAAATGCTCCAGATGGAGCTTTTCGTCTTCTTTGTTTTCGAGGCGAATGATGGCGCCACCGTCTTCGGTGTCTTCGACCTCAAGGTTGTCCTCGTCAACGAGTTCAACCTTCTCGCCGCGCTCGTCATCATCGTCGTTTAGAATATCAGACATATTCGGCCTCGATTTGCTTGACGAGCGCATCTACTGCGTCGGGATCGTACTTAGCAGCTTCGGCGTTTACAATACCACCCTCCGCATATTTATTTTCAAGTTCGATCATGCCGCCTTCAGCGTAGCGGCGTCGGATGTCGATAATCTCAGGGTCGAAGACTGCGTAGTTAGAAGTCCCGCCGCCAACGCCTCGGCTCCCGGCATCGAAGTAGCGGGTGCCCGGGATGCCAGCCTGCATGAGAGCCACGCGAGCTTCTTCCGGATCCATGCGGAGAACGCGCTGGTAAATCTCCTGCCCGGTGGGGTCGGGGGAGAATTCCGGCAGTCTCGGCTTGGGACCGTAGATGTTACCTGCGCGCAGGAGCCGCTGGTATTCCTCAACAGCTTCGGGATCAACGCGAACGTTGAAACGCTCAAGAGACTCGCGCACCTCAGGCGACTGGCGGCTCAGCGGAGCATCCCAGTTGAGGAACTCGCGCGGGTCAGCGTTGAGATCCACTTCGTACATGTGGCCGCGAGCACTGGGGTTCAGTGCCAACTCTCTTGCTCGGTCGAGCTTCGCCACAAACTCCAGCGTACCCTGATCGCCGCGCTCCAAGCCCTCACGGATGTGAGGAAGGCCCCTGCGGAAATCAATTTCTTCTAAAGCCTGCTGAGGCGTCAGACCCTCATCAAACAGCCGCGCAACCAAGCCCTCGGGGCCAGCGTCCGAACGGGCAGCCTGAGTGCCCAGAGGCGAAAGCTTATCGCGATAAGACCGCGCGATATCCTCGTTCTCGGCAAAGTATAGCCCGCGCCCGTAGGCCTGGGCACCTTCACCCGTGCCGACTTTGCGGATGTCGAATTCGTCAAACTTGTGCGGGCTGCCATGGTATGCCCGAACCAAGCGCCGGAAGCGGCTGGCTTCGGCTTCGCTCGGCTCCATGGACGCCAGGGCCGCAGATCCTGCAAGCCTCGCCGCACGGCCCCCAGGCCCGAACGCCGCCATGAGAGCGAGGTCCAGCGGGCTCTGCGGCATCAGCACATCGGCCACCCCTTCGGCGGCAGACCGTCCCGCAGTACGCAGGACCTCCATCTGCTCGGCACGCGTCGGCTCGGTCGTGCGGCCCGTCTGCGCCTTCATGCGCGAGAGCAGACGGCGGTCGTACTCCTCATCGCTCATGACCTCGCCACCTTCGGCGTAGCCCTCAGGCTCAGCTTCGCCAGCGGCCAGCGCAGCGCCAGCGCCAACAGCGCCGGGCAGAAGGCCGTAGCGACGCAGGATTTCCATCATGTTTTCATCAAAAACAACGTAGTTCCGCGTCCCTTCACCGACCCCACGGCTACCTTGATCCAGATAGCGGATGCCAGGAACACCAGCGTCGCGCAGTATCGAGGTCGCACGCGCAGCGTCATCGTTATAATTAGAAAGAGTGCGATATAAGAGCGCGCCGGTAGCTAAATTATGAGGCTGCTCCTCTCCGCGTCTATACAAATCAAGCATTTTTCTAGTTTTGCTAAACGCGTTTGATGTATCAACGTCGCGTGCAATTTCTTGAATTGCTCGTGATTGCGCGCTCAGTGGTGCGTCCCAGTCGAGCATGCGGCTGGGATCAGCACTAAGCCGCACTTCGTACATATTGCCGCCGACGCGGCTAAAGTCTTCAGGCCGCAGGGTGCGAGCATACGCCGCAAGCTCTGGCCAATCGTCAGCATTGCGGATGGCGTCATCAATGACAGATCGCGGCGACTTGTTAAGCGCGATCTGTTCCCACAGATAGGCAGCCGCATTGTCTTCCGGTCGAGCGCGCGGGCGACTCACGCGGTCATAGGCGCGCTCATAAATTTCATCCGCAGGTCGCCCACCGTAAGACCACTTTGCGCCCTGCAAATATGTCTCAGCCACGGGTTCGGCTTCAGCAAGGTACGCAGAACCGCGACCGTAAGTCTGAGCCCCTTCGCCCGTTCCGATCCGGTCCTCCCGGAAACGGCCAAGCGGAAAGTCCCGCACAACATCAGCACCCTCGGGCACATCGGGCAGGCGGTTCGGCGCACCCACAAGATATTCAGTGGATCCGCCCGGACGACGGATAAGGCGTTCTGCGGCAAACGTGTGCGGGGAACCATGGTAGGTGAGGATATCGCTGGCTGCACTTGATTCCGGCAATGCCTGTGCCGCGCGCCCAACCCGCGAAACCGTGCCCGCGATACCACCGCCACCCTCGCCCATCCCGCGCGCCACCGTCACGCCAAGGCTGGAGGGGCGTTCACCCCGGATTTCAGCCTCGATGTCGCGCAGTTGATCGCGCAGAGTTCGACGCACCCGACCACCCTCAGCATAACCCTCAGGCTGCTCGATGCTGCGGACAAGCGCGTCTACCGCGTCCGGATCATACGCCCGAGCAGGGCCGCCCTCGGCGTACTTCTGATCAAGCTCAGCGAGACCACCCTTGGCGAAGCCGGAGATGGTCTGCGGGAAGTAGTACGGCAGGCCGTAAGAAAGCCTTCCATAAGTTAAATTCGGATTAATGTTTTGGGCGGGGGCTCTAACCGGCTGAGCCTCGGACACTGCACGAGCAAGATTGGCCAGTGGCGTGTAGCTCGAATACGGATTGAAAGCCGCAGCCGCAGCCGGGGCCGTGGAGGCTGCCGGATTCGCAATGGCATTATTCAATATGTTTGCGATTGCTGGAGCCGCATTCGCAAAAGCAGATGGTCCAAAAGTTCCTGGCTTAGTCGAAGCGTTTTGATCGGGCAGGTTGAAGCCAACGCCCGGAGGTGTCGGGTCGCTCTCGCCGCCTCCGGCATCGACGTTGGATGTGGGGCCTTCGCCCGGCGTGTAGCTGACAATGCTCGGCGCGATGCCCAGAGCCTCACCTAGCCTGGAGCCTGCGAATCCAGCGGCCAAACCCAGACCCGGAACACCAGTGGCAAGACCGGCAGCGAGGCCAGCAAGCCCGGCACCCAGACCCACCGGGTTGATGGAGGCCGCTTGACTCTGCAAGCCAAGGTTATCCGTCAGGGTGCCGATCTGAACACCCGGAGGCGAAAACGCGCTTTGCAGTCCGAAGCCCAACGCTTGGCCCAGGCTGATGTTGCCGAGACCATATGCAGCCGCGACTTCGGCTAAGCCCGGAGCAGCCGCGAACCCTGTCGGGTTCACACCGCCAGTGTCGGCAATGCCCACGCCGAGACCAGCCTGCTGCGCTGCTGTCGCGGTAGACATGTTCGCGGCTTGAGATGTGCCCTCGGGATCCGCCGAAGACATCCCGGCAGACGCATTGGGTCCAGGACCACCCTGGTTGCCGTAGCCGGAACTCTCAGGACCGAAACCGGCGCCGATAGCGTCGCTAACGGCTGTAGCGGCATCAGAACTCCCACCCCCACCGCCACCACCGCCGCCGTTATCGCCACCCGTTGGATTTCCGCTGTCGGAGGCATTCCCAGACCCGTCCGAGTCATAGAACTCAAGGAACCCGGTGCTCGGATTGATGGTGCCGGAGCCACCCATCGCCTTGAGGACTTTCGCTTCCTCGGGCGTGATGTGGGCGACGAGCGTGTCGCCGTTCCGACCCTTGGACGCAAACTTGGCAGCGTCTGCATACTTCCGGTCGAGGTCAGCGAGACCACCCTCAGCGTAGTTGGGTCCGGTCGATGCACCCGCACGCCGCAGGATGCTCGGGACGTACTGCTGCGTCTCGCGGATGTTCGGGATCGTGTTCCCAGCCTCGCGCACCCGACCTGGACCCGCGTTGTACGCCGCGAGAGCCAACTCCATGGTCCCGAACCGGTCGCGCATCTGCCGCAGGTACCGGGCACTCGCCTCCAGGTTCTGCTCAGCGTTGAAAGGGTCGGTCACGCCAAGCTCACGAGCCGTGGCGGGCATCAACTGCCCAAGACCCTGGGCGCCGCGAGAACTCACAGCACGAGGGTTGAACCCGCTCTCCTGCTGCACCAGCGACAGAAAGATATTCGTTGGGATGCCGTACTTCTCAGCCATGCGGATGGCAGTGGCGACATACGGGTTGCCCTCATCGAACCGCATCGGGTTGCGCGGGGCTTCGGGTGGCGGGTTCTCGTCGGGCCGCATTGCCGGAGGGATCGGCGGCAGCGGCAGCGGCTCCTCACGCGGCTGGGAGGCCTGCACAGCCTGAGGGGGAGCCGGGGGACGTCGCACCGGACGCGCACGCTGCTCACGCGTCGAAGCGAGCACAGCATCGAACTCAGGCGTCTGGCCACCGGCACGCCGCATCTGCTCGATGAGGGCCAACGCCGCGCTACCACCTGCCGCCATCTTCACCGCTCCACCCTCGGCCCACTTGACCTTGTTCGCCCAGTAGGCCGGGCTGCTCTTGCCCTTCGCGATGTTCGCGGCATGGCGCGCCTTGAAGCTCGCACGCTTCTGCTTCATCCGGTCGGACTCGCCAGCCTTCGGCTTACCAGCAGTCTCGGCACCCTGCTCACCGAAACGGATGATCCGCTCCTTACCATCCACCTTAGTCTTTACGATGTGCGACTTAGTTGGATGGCCCGGCGTGCGGCGCGGCTTGTCGAGCGGCAAGCTGGCCTTGTCTACGCGCTGCGTCATGACTTGCTCCGGAATCGAGCGGTCTTGGCCGCAATCTTCTTGGGCTGGGGAACGAACTGCTCGCCCTTCGCCTTGCCCTCGCGCTTGGCTCGCGTGGTGGCGGCGTACTCCTGCGGCGACAACGACTTGATCGCCCGCTCGGGCAGATATCGCTCGCCGGTCTCAGACGAGGGCTTGCCGGACTTGGTGCGCCACTTCTGATCGCCCCAATCCTTCAGAGACTTCTGAGGAGCCTTCACTTATAGCCCCCACCCTTTTCCTTGTACTTCTTGGCGAGAAGCTGCGCCTTACGCGCGCTCCACTCGCCTGCCGCCGTGCCCTGCACCGCAGACGCCTTGATGCCCTCGAAGAGCTTCTTCCGCATCCCAGGCTTCGTGTAGTTGCCCGCAGCGTTAACGCTCGACTTGGTGTCACGCGGCATAGGGGTTCACCTTCTCGCGCTTGTACTGCTGCGGCTCATCACGCTCGCGAGCCTGCGGCAACTCGAACCAGCCGTCATTCTTCAGAAACAGAATGGCTTGCGTGAATGTATCAACGTAATCGTCGTGTTCTGCAACCGGAAACTTAGTTAGCTGCTTGATGAACGGCTGCGCCCAGCTAACCGGCTGGCCTCGGTTCTTGCCGCTCTCGGGCACCCAGACGAAGCCTAGTTCCAGCGTCGGGGCAGCCTGATGGGCGCGGCTGATCTTGTCGGCCATGCCGGGGTTGTAACCCACCGCTGGCACCCGAGCCTGCCGCAGATCCTGCAACAGCGACTGCCCGCTGGCCTTGGCCTCGACCAGCACCCGGTCGGGCTTGCGAGCGCGACGCACGCCATCCTTCACGCTGGTCGCCCCGTACTCGGTGCCCCAATCCTTGATCGCTCGCGCCCGCAGGTCCGGATAGCTCAGGTGCTCATCCCAGGCATCGATCAGCAGAGCATTGCGCCGCCCCTGATGCGTGAACACCGCCCAGACGGTGCAGGCTGTCGGGTCGCCGCTGGTGCGCTCCGTGAACGCGCAGTCGTAGGATTGCAGAACATACTCGAACTGAGGCAGCGGCTTGTCAGCAGGCCACAGGTTGATCGCGCTGGTCTTCAGGATCCCGCCGGTCGTCGGGGTCGGATCTTGCTGCAACTGACCCGCCGTGCCGTAGGTCCCGAGTAGCTGCTTGAGGTCGGTGATCTCCTTCTCGCCGAACCGCTCGGGGCAGATTAACTCGCCCTTGCGCTGGCGCGGATCGTAGGGGCCAAGCATGGTCCGGCGTCGCACCCCGTCCCACTCGGCAGGGATCATCAGGTGCTCCCAGCCGCCGATGTCCTCCAGGATGTGGCCGCTGATGTCCTTCTCATGCAAACGCTGCATGATCGTAACCATGGCGTCACGCTTCGGGTCGTTCAGTCGGGTGCTCCACACACCGTCGAACCACTCGATGGCGGTCTCGCGGATCACATCGCTCTGCGCTTCCTGCGCGCTGTGCGGATCATCGATTATGAGGCGCGAGCCACCCTCACCCGTCGCAGTGCCGCCGACGCTGGTGGCAATGCGGTAGCCGGTCTTTTCGTTCTCGAACCGCTGCTTCGCGTTCTGGTCACCCGCCAGCTTGATCAGATGCCCCCACCGTTCCTGGTACCAGGGCGATTGAATGAGGCGCCGGGCCTTCAGGTTGTCGCGGATCGAAAGGGTGCTGGAGTACGAGGCGCAGAGGTACTTGTGGGCCGGGTCGGTCAACCACTCCCACATCGGCCACATGACGCTGACGATGGTGCTCTTGCTGTGGCGCGGCGGGATGTTGATCAGCAGCTTGCGAAGCTGGCCCGCCGTGATGGCCTCCAGGTGCTCGCAGATCTGCTCGATGTGCCAGGACGGGACGAAGGGCACGCCCGGCTCAACGACGTGCCAGGACTGCTTTACAAATTCGTAGAGTGAGGCCGACGCGGCTCGGCGCTCCTTCTCCCGCCGGATCATGTCCAGCATCACGGCGGGAGTGATGGCGCTCATTTCGTGCCGCCGGACGCCTTGGACATCAGAAGCTGCATGTTCTCAAGCTCGGTGTCGCTAAGGTTCTTCAAGTCAACCGAAGCAATGGCGATGGGGCCACCCCCAGCACCCGTGTGCTCCTGGGTAACCTTGTCGCCATAGACCTTGGGCAGCATCTTGCTGAGCATCCACTTGCGCGTGTCGATCTGCACCCGCTTGTGCGCGATCACGTCGGCGCTCAGCGGAGCCAGCACCTGCTTCACTCGCGGCTGACCCTGCTCATCGAACGCAGGCCTGCCCTCAGAATCCAACTCCTGAATCGTAACCCACTCGTGGGTCTTGTCGCTGAGCGCGATGATTTCATCAGCGAGCAGCGTGTAGCCGATTTCGCGCGCGTGCGCGTAATCTTGGCCGATGCCTCGCGGATCCTCTTTCACCCAGTCGAGGAACGTCGCCGGGTGCGGCATTCCCTCTTCCTTGCAGATCGACTCAAGCGAACGACCCGCCTTCAACTGATCGCAGACGTACTGCGAAACAGCCGCGCGGTCATACTTGAGCGCAGGTCCAGGCCGGTTACGCGTTTTCGGAGGTATAATTTCGACTTTGGGCATAACCCGAGAATATCAGTCGCCCCCTCCCAAACGCAACCCGCAACCCTCACCGGCCCAAACCTATCCCCCAGGTTCGGCCCAAAACACCCCAGTTTACAAAAACCGTTGATCGTTCGGTCGTTCGGTCGGCTCCGAACGATCACCCGCAAACACCCACCCCGGCACCCCCTCTCGGGCACCTCGAAACCCCTCCCGAGCACCCTCAAAACCCCGTTTTCCCAACCTTACCCCCTATGGGAACCCTCAGGAATTCTAACCTACGAATTCGATCGTTCGGTTTGATCGTTCGCCTTTAAGGTTTTCTGCCGAACGATCAATCGACCAAATGGCCTGTTTATGATCGTATTCCCAGGACATGCAGGTAGCCTATGGGGGTCGGACTACCGCCCGACCCCCTCCGGCTACCCCTGTCCAGCAGATGTTGGCGACGATCCGACCGATTGATCGTTCGGTCGGTCGTTCGGCGCTTCAGCATTCCGAACGATCAACCGGATTTGTAAATTCCTGGGTGCTCGGAGCCGGGGTGCCCGGCCCAAAAATAATTTTCAAAAAACTAAATTTAGGGCTTGCGGCGGGTGCGGGATATCGGTACAAGTTCGTTCAGACGAGGAGATAACTCAGATGACCACCGCGCCTCTCGCTGATCGCCTGAACGCTGCTCTCGATGCGGGCTACACCGTCCAGGTTTCGACCCACCTCCGCGCTGCTCGCGTGACCGCCAAGTCTCGCAATGCTTGGCGCGCTGCTGGCCACGAGGTCTTCAAGCACGATGCCGATGGCATGCTGCTGATGATTGCGGGCCAGACCAAGGGCAAGCCCCGCTACGAGGCGATCCTCTCGACCTGCAAGATCGAAGCTTTCCGCTAAGCCTCTTTTAGAAAGGATAACTCAGATATGGCAACCTGGGCACGCAAGCGCGCGATGAACGCCCCCTTCAACAAGGCGCGCACGACTGAGGATCGCAAGGCGTGGCGCCAGCTAAACGCGCAGGCAGAAGAGATGTTGGGGGCCGATAGTTCATTGTGGGCAGCCTGGAGCAAGTGGCACGCAGAAGGTTATCGCAGCGGCTTCAAGGCTGGCTTCCCAACTTTCCCCGAGTGGCTGGCTCGCGCTGCCATCGCGAAGGTCGAAGCCCAAAAATAATTTTCAAAAAACTAAATTTAGGGCTTGCGAGGTCGAGCCGACATCGGTACAAGTGGGTGCAGGCGATAACGCCAGAGGAGATAACTCAGATGACCGCCCGTCACGCCCAGACCGAGCAGAAGTCCGCGAAGCTCTCTAGCGACTTCGGCTACCAATACGCGGTGCGCCTCTTCGGCCAGGAGGCAATCGACAGCCTCCCGGTGCTGAAGAGCGGCCCGAACAAGGGTAAGCCTGCCGGTTACGTCTGCTGGCTGAAGACGACGACCCCTGGCTACTGCGTCTACGTTAGCGGCGGTGCATCTGCGGGTATGGTGGTCCGGGCGTGGATCGGCAACGGCACGTTCAGCAGCCAGGACGACGCCCTGACAGGTCACTGGCTGGGCCGCACGCAACCCGTGTGCGGCTCGCGCGCTCTCCTGGGCGAAGAAAACCGCAAGGCCTGGATGGCCGCTCAGGGGGCGTGAGCCCCCTCTTCCCCACCCCTCTCAGAAAGGATAACTCAGATGACCGACACCACGACCGCCACCGCTGCTCCCTGGGGCTGGAACCCCGTTATCGACCTGATGGATGCCGAGCACTGCCGGAACCTGCTCTCGATGGGCTGGAGTGCGCTGGCCACCCTGGGCTGGACCGATATCGACATCCGCCAGATGAAGCGGATCGCGGCCCGAGCCGAAGCCGGGAGGGTCTGAGCATGCCCGACACCCCCTCTATCCCCGGCATGACGCTGCGCGACTGGTTCGCTGCTCAGGCCCTAACAGGGTATCTCGCCAACTGCGGCGAAGACCCTTCCCCGCTCCGCTGCGCTGCCTTTGCCTACGAGCTTGCGGATGCCATGCTGGCCGTCCGTACCCGAAGACGCCCAGCATGGCCCAACGAATAATTTTCAAAAAACTAAATTTAGGGCTTGTGCCATCTGATCGGGATCGATAGAAACCTCTTCAGGCGGTGCTGATGCCGCGATAACGGAGATAACTCAGATGACCCTCTCTCAAGCCCGCAGCATCGCGGATAGCCCCGAAAAGGTCTCCTCCGCTTCAACGCGCTGGCTCAAAACTGTGTCCAATACCCTGGAATTTCATGGCAAGACGGAAGATGCCCCCCGCCGGTTGGCCATATCTTCCGAACTGATCACGCGCACATGGCATGACGCGCCTCAATCCAATCGTTAACATCTCGTGGGGGCCTAAAGCCCCCACCCCCTCGCCCCCATAACTCGATAACGGAGAACTCAGATGCTGAACAACCTGAACCTCGCAGACCGCTACTCCACCCTGGTGGAGCGCCTCCGGGACATGGAGGCTGAGGTCAAGGCTCTGCGCGACATGATCATCGCCACCGGCCAGGAGCGCGTTGCCGGTGACTTCAGCGACGTCGTGGTTGCCCTGAGCGAGCGCACCAGCTTCGACGCCAAGGCTGCCCAGAAGTACCTGACCCCTGAGCAGATCGTCGCCTGCACGAAGTCCACCCTCGTCACGACCCTGCGCGTCAAGGCGAAGCTGGAGCCGGAGGGCTAAAAAATTCGATATCGCTCACATCCCCCGTTGCAGGGTGTGAGCGATATCGATACAAGCCTCTCCAGGCGATAACTCGATACCGGAGATAACTCACATGACCTTCACCGCAGAAACCTACGACGAAGCCTACGAACTGGCCCGCGAGCTTCGCGCCACCTACTGCGATACCGACTGGGAAGTCGAGATCGTCCCGCCCCAATTCCCGGGCGACTCCTACCGCGTCAACGTTAACTGAGGAGAAAACTCATGGACATCGGTGAAAACAAATTTATCGAAAAAATTAAAGATATAATGGATATCGCTGATGAACTCACTATTTTGCTGGAAGACAGGCACAACTTTTTTGATGCTCTTATGGAGATCGAAGGTCTCGCGTCTGACACTAAAAATTTAGATGTGACAGACCGTGAAACTCTTAACCACATTGCCCGACTCGTAGGGCGCACGCTTTTAAACGCAAAATTTGAATATTAACCAGGAGAAAACTCATGCTCAAGATCATCGAGAACCAGATCAACGAACTCGAAATTTCCGGCGACGTTGAGACGCTCAGCCAGTGGTTCAAATACGACGATATGACCTGCAAACAGGCGGCTCTCATGCTGCTCGTGCAGGATAACCCGGGCTGCACGGTTGCCACGCTTGCCGCCGCCCTTAAAACCAACAAGCCATCCGTAACCCGGGCTTGCGACAAGTTCGAGAAGATGGGTTTCATCCGCCGGAAGACCGACTACCAGGACCGGCGCCTCGTCAGGATCTTCGCGACAGGTAAAAAGCTGTGACCCCTCCCGATACCGTAACCGTGTTCATCGACCAGCTTGTCGAGATTCACAACAAGCTGGAGGATCTGCGGCAGATCGCTGAGGACAACCGCATGCCCACAGCAATCTCCATGGGCCTCACTTGGCTGCGTGATGACACGATCAAGGTGATCGCGGATCTCAACCCTAACTTTATAATTCCGGAGGACTGAGCAATGATGGACGAATTCCGAATGGTGCTCGGCGGCATAATGTTCGCCGGTATCGTCCTTGTAATCCTGTTCCTGGTCCTCGTGTTCTAGGCGCCAGGGATGACAACGCAAATCTCAACGCTGTGGCCAGTCGGCGGATTGTCGGACCTGGGTTACGAGTGGCGGGTCTTGGCATTCCGCCCCAACGGCCACGGTGAATGGCGCTGGTACATCAAGGGGACGGAGTTGCATGTGTTGGCCTCGATGAAGTCCGATGGCCTCGTCGTGACCACCCAGCGTCGTGATGGCGACGGTACGCGCCTGCTGGGCAAGATGAGCGGCAAGCCTGAGGATAAGCCGAAGGGTAAGCCGAGGGGCACGAGGCAGTGACACCGGGCGAGCGGGCTGCGTACTTCGATGGCGTGAGGGCTTCGATCAAGGAAGCCCGCGCTATGGCCGCAAGGCTGCGAAGCATGGATCCCGCTCGCCTAGAAGTGCTCGCGAACGCCAACACCCTGGAGCTTTTCGCAGACGCCATGGAGCGCAACATGCCCAAGCCCGAGCCCACGGGTCTGGAATTTAGGGGCGGATAAAAAATTTATAAAAATGCGAATTTTGCTGTTGCGCCGGTTTAGTGATTTGGGTAAGAGTCTTCTCACGGCAGCGATGCCGGATAACTCGATAACGGAGACACGCAGATGACCGAGACCCTCAGCTTCGCTAACCGCTACGGCTACAGCGACGTCGAGCCCTACGAGATCGTTCGCCGCGTCAGCGACAAGACTGTCGAGGTCCGCGCGATGAACGCCGTTCGCTCTAACCCCGGCATCGATATGGGCTTCGCCCCCGGCGGCTTCCTTGGCCACTTCGCTGACCAGGACCGCCAGGAGTGGACGATCACCAGCAACCCCAACGCTCGCATCATCCGCATCCGGCTCCGCAAGGATGGCCGCTGGTACGACAGCTATGACAACCGTTACGGCCTGAGCGCCAAGCCCGACAAATTCTACGACTACAATTTCTGAAGCCCCTAAACCCTCACCGGAGATAACTCAGATGACCGAACGCATGCACAGCGACTTCATCGCCGACAGCGACGCTGAGGAGGTCATGGAGTCCATCGCCCAGACCCTCGCGCGCCTCGAAGCGTACACCGCCAAGGTGCGCGGCGCTCTGCACAGCGTTAACGGCTGGCTCGGGGCGCACGAGATGACCTTCGGAGAGTTCATGACCCTGCGGGACATTGACACCTTCCTGGGCCGCGCTGAGCCTATCCTGGAGGACGCTGCTAGCATCACGTCCGACGTAATTCGCTGAGGGTGCCGTGATCGAAATTCTGGAAAGCAATCTTAGGACGGCTGAGGCGGCTGGAGATGACCGTGCCGCCGAGCGCATCCGCCGCAGCATCGAGTTTTTTAAATCTCGCGCCAATGCCCAGAACGACAATTCGGATTGCACGAATCCCAAGCCTAGAGCAAAGTGATCGAAATTCCGACTTCCGCCACCCTGCCGGGAATTACGGCGGAAGACCCCGGTCCGGCGCGTTTCACCCCAGCGTAGCCGGGCCGGGGGTGGCAAAAATAACTCAGACTCACATAGTGATTTTGACTTTTGATAATGCTATGCCTCTAACTCCGTGCGGTGCGCGGCACGATTAGATGTGAAGCGCATGCCGCTGCGCGGGTTGAACACCATAGCTCTCAATGGAGATTGACGTGATCCGAGGCATCATCCGACTGGAAAACGATATCGTTGGCCGCGCTGGCCAGTTGCTGATCCTGCGCGAAGACAACAGCGTGCATGTTGTGTCGCAGGAGACTCTCGAAGCCGTCTTCGCGCCCCCGCCTCCCCCGGCTCCTCCGGCCCCTGAGCCTGTCGTGGAGGAGAAGGCTGTGAAGCCGCCGAAGCCCCCGAAGGCTTTCGGGTACTACAAGACTGCCGAGGCGTTCGCTCGCGCTCAGGCGCGCGGTCGTCATATAGCCGAACTGCGTGCCAAGAAGCGCGCGGCTGCCAAGGCGGAAGCTGCTCGCCTCGCTGCTGAGTAATCTACGCGGCGCGGAGGTTATAAAAGCTTCCGCGCCGAATCCATCGCCTATAGTATGAACACATAACTCATACATGGAGACTCGAATGAGCACAGTCTATCTTGACAGCATCGATGTGTGCCGCCGGTTGTCCAAGGCGTGCAAGGAAGCTGGTGGCCAGCGTGCCTGGGCTGAGGCTCACGGCGTATCCCCGACCAATGTGAGCAG